TCGATTACGATTTTGATGTCTTCTACCTGGTCGTTTGCACGACTAATTGCTCTTCTATTATCTATATAAACAACCTGACCGCTGTTTGATTTAATCTCTGGTTTTGCATATCCAGAGGTGAATCTCATACCCAAATCATATTCAGTATTGTTAATTGTCCTTGAAGATGTATTTGGAACAGCAGGGAAATTAACGTCTGGTTGTCCAGCAGCACCAGAAGTAGCACCACTGATAACATTAGAACCATCAAACTCATTTTGAGTACCAGTAACTTCTGGGAAAATACCGTCAATTGCGTTCTGGTAGTACTTAAGAACTTTAGTTGTTGGATTCCAAGAAATTACACGACCACGAGCAGTGATGTTCTGTCCACCAATAACACGAGTTTGTGTAATAATTTCATCTGGGGAATAATTTCCCTGGAATGTTGGGGCAAAAATAACTGCTTTTGCAGCAGATACCGTCAAATCAGAAATCAGTTCTTCAGTACCAAACTTTAGTGGATTGGTAATCAATCCAATACGACGATAATCGTTGTCAATTGGAAAATCTCCCGCACCCTCATCATAAGAGAGTTTAGCATTAATCATAACTCGATATGCACCCATCTCAACAACTGGGTCAGAACCATGACCACCAGGAGGAGGAATAATTACGTCAATCTGAGCACTAGTACCAGTACCAATACCAGTAATATTTTCAATACTAACTTTTCCGAAAGTATACCCAGTACCACCAGAAGTTACAGTAGCAGAAATAATTTTACCACCATCTACAACAACTGATAATCTACCACCTGTTCCGTCTCCATTGATGGCGACGTTATCGTAAGTTCCATTATTGTATCCAGAACCAGCAGCGTTGATAACAACAGTATCGATTTCACCAGCAACAGCATTAGTTCTTACCGCATCATTTGTAAAAACTGGCATGTAATCGCCAGAGAAAAACTTCAAGACCGAAGCAACAGGAATTGTATACATATACTTCCAACGATAACCATCACCAGTAGTAATGATAGATGTGGAAGTTCCAGTGGGTTCGACTGTAGAGGGTTTCCCGTTAGGGTCGGAAGGAGAAGTGCCGTTATAAATGCACTTATAAACTTGATACTGAGAGTTTACAACATAAAAGTCAGAATCATATAGTTTAGTAGCACCCGAGGAAGCAGTCTTACTGGGAGAATAGTCATGGCGATACATGTCATATGTAAAACCAAGTCCACCAGTAGTTTGTTCTGGAGAAACCCAGTCAATTCTACGGACAACCTGAATAGTATCTGAAGCGAGTACTCGCTTCAATGAAACCATATCATCATAAGAATCAGAAAATTGCGAAAACGAATCAACCGCTTGAGGGGGCGAATTCTCGTTATCCCACGACTGGGGTCTTCCAATGAATAGATATACTCTATCTCTGGAAGTTCCAGCAGCGGCATCACTCTGGTTGGCATCGGGTCCTTCCAGTGATTTGATAAATTTTTTCGCTGAAAAAATTCTGAATTGATCAGTAAGTAAAGCTGCCATTTGCTATGGATACAATGTTCCTCTACTTGTCTATTTATGAAGTTTGTACAACCGTCTGATACGAGATGCTCTTGATTCTATAGGAAGCACCTGCATTACCTGCTAATTTTTCACCACCAAGAATTGCATATGCTGCTGCACCAGAACCAGTTGTATCACTTGGAGCATTAGTAAATGTAATTGTTGGACTCAGAATTCCAGTATTAACTGTTTGTTTATACCCATATCCACCATTAGTAACAGTCAATGATGCAACCTGGTCTCCAGCAGTTGTCATTACTGGAACTGCAGTTGCTTGAATGTCGCCAATATTTTCAATAGTAACAGTTGGAGGTGCAGAATAGTTTGTACCAAGGTCTTGTACAACAATGTCAACAACTGTTCCAGTAGAAGAGAATTCATACAATAAACCGTTTACTCCAACATTAACATTACCAGTATTATATGGAACAACGTCTTTAACAACTAAAACACCAGACTGAGAGTCCCAAGAAACTACAGTCCCTCTAACACCAGATATATCCCCCGTTACAATCTCATTAACTCCATAATTTGAACCATTACCATCAAGTTTGTCTAAAGTGATTGTTACAAGAGCAACATGTTCTACACCTTCAGATAATCCACCAGCACCAACGATTGTTGCAAATTTTTGCTCTGGATATGGAGTAGCGTCTAGAATATTATCACCAACTTGGAATAGTGTTGTATTCTGTCCACCTTGAGTTTCTTCAATACCATATAAAGAATTGAAGATTCCACCATCAAGATTAATTTGACCATCGAATCCAGTACCAGTGTTAATAAGATCGGGGATTCCATCTCCAGCACCATCATTTTCAGCAATATCTTCAAATGCTCTATCTTGTAAAGTGGTAATACCCGTTGCTTGTAGCAGTACGATTTCATCACCTTCAGAATTAATAATTGTATGTGGAGCAAATCCACCCGTTGCTGTTTCAGGAAGTCCTGCATCAAATTGAACGATTGCGTCTTCGGTGGAAGCAATTCCAGCATCAATGAATGCTAATTCATCAATTTCAAAGGTTACGAATAGTTCTCTAGTGTTTGGATTCCAATCATAAACTTTTGCAATCTTATTATTGGCACTCTCAACTCTTCGTATTACCCTATCACCAACGTTAAATTTATACGAAGATACTCCAGCAACATCTTGTGATGTGTCTAAAATAACTCTTTGGTCGTAGTTAAAGTTAGTTCCTCTAGTAAGTCCAGTAAATCTACCAACGGATTTTCCAGTGTATGCAATAATTTCATTGTTTAATAGGAAATTTCCAGAACCAGGGAATGCATCTGTAGAATCAACATAAATTGTTCCATCTGCAGCACCGACATTAGCAACCAATCCAGTAAGATATTGAATTTGAGAGTTAAATGCCTGTCTTGCTCGATTTCTTCTCTTTAAATTGACTAATTTTGTAAAGATAATATTCGGAGGATTGACATAACCACTTCCAGGTTCTGTTACGTCAATACCGACAACCTTTCCTTGGTCAACTCTAGCAACGGCTTTTGCACCAATACCACCGCCTCCAGTAATATAAACATATGGAGGTTCTTGATAAAAATCACCTTCATCAACAATATCAATTCTAGTGAGTTTCCCTAAAGTATCAATTTCTGCAGCACCCTGAGCACCTTGTCCACCACCACCTTCAAAAATAAGAGTTGGTGGGGTAGCAAAACTTCTACCCTCATTTAACAGTGTTAATCCAGTAACCGTTTGAACAACTGGAGTTGCAGTGGCACCAGAACCCTGTCCACCCAGAATTCTTGCTTCTGCAGGTGTAAAATATCCATCGCCATTTTTAGTCATCTTAATATAAGAGACTTCACCATTTTCATTTAAAACAACATCTCCTTCTGCACCAGATGGGAATTCTGAAATTAAATCTGGAACAGTATCTCCTTCAAATAGAGGTCCACCAAAAAATTGAGGTCCGATACAATATGGGAAGGTTGGAACTCCTTCAGAATCTTCAGTTAAAAAGTATGCATATGTTCCGTTTGGATATTCTGGTGTGGTTACATAAGCACCATTAAATTCATCCAAGTCACCAACTGTCTCATCATATATGTAATCCTGATACAGATGTCCCATCTTGTATCCATCTTGGATACTTCTAATTCCATATTCAGCATTTGCATATGAATACGTATACAGTATTCTAGGAACATCGGAAGCAACTTCAAATCTAAGTTCTCTAGTTGAGGATGTAGTAAAACCACTTACATACTGAGTATACGTTACCTCAGAACCATTGAGATAAAACTTTAATTCTGGATGACGATATAAGTATTGTAGATTTCCAACGTCTCCAAGGTCTTGAGTTGGATGCCATCCATCATCATCTTCAGATAATAAAAGTATATTTCCATCATTAGACGAATCATCTTGATTGAAAATGTACGTTTTACCCCTCTTTAAATTAAGGAAATTGGGGATACTTCCATCGTATAAAAACTTGCCACCAGAAGTTGTAATTGTATAGGTAATTGTTTCTGGTGTAATTACTTCTTGTCTAGCGCCATCAATTTCAGCACCTACTTTAAATCTGTAAGAAGAAGTTGCTTTTTCTACAGCACCGTTTGTTCCAAAATATCCAAATGGACCATAAATGGGGTATCCATCGAAAGACATTCCCAAAATTTTAGAATGACCGTCTGGATGTCTAGAGAAATCATCTTCACCACCACCATATGTAACAGACTTAACACCATAGTGGTCAAAAACAGAAGCACTACTAGTTGCTTGATAGATGTAAACAATCTGATTTTCTCTCCTAACATCAGGAGGAACACCTACAGTAACTGTTCTTAAAGTCGTAAAACTATTATCAAAATAACGAGCAACATAACTAGAACCATAAACCGTACCAGAGAAGAAGATTCTCAAATCTTCATTAAAATCTGGTTGTTCTCCACCATTAGAGCTATTTCCTCTAATAACTTCAATATCTAAAGTAACAACATTCCTAAGGTCTAAAGTGAGTCTAATGTGCCTATTGCCGCCATCACTACCAAACCTAACGTGTCTTCCAATATTAAATCCACCAGTAGTTCCAGTACCAGTACCACCATCAGTAACAAAAGTCCTAAAAAGTTCTCCAGAATACTGACTAAGAATGTCATCTGGTTCAATAGTAACTGCACCTTTGAAAAAGTCGGTTATGTAATAATCATTTGGAGTTGGGTCATTATCTGGAGTTGTATCCAGAATCATATATCCTTCATGCCCAATATATCCAGACATATGTCTGTGATATTGACAATAGTAATAAATTCTATTTGTTTCATCTTCATTCATAATGAAGATTGGTTTTAATGGTCTCTCGTAGTCGGCACCAACAGCATTAGATTCTCCAGTACTGTTTAAATACAAGTTACCACCAGATTCATTTAAAATACCGTCTTGTACGGTACTAAACTGCATTGGATGTCCATTTGGAAACAGTGAATTTGGTTGATTTGTAATGTCATCCTGATTCCAAATGATTACATAATTTTTCTTTACTCTAATGTTCTCTGGAGCAAAATAGAATTGACCAGGAATAAACGGACCAAATTCCGATGCTTCTGGTCCAAAATCAATATAAAAAATACCAGAGGGGAAAGTTCTTGGTTCAGTTGAAATCGTGAATGTAAATCCAGTTGACCCTAAGATTTCATCATCCTCTTCAAATGTATCACTGACATTTCTTAAATAAAGTTGAGTAATTTGATTGAAATTGTTTCTGATAATTTTAACAATCTCTGCTGAGGCAGCATTACCACCAACTTTGACTAAAGTTCTACCAACTTCAATAGAACCTAAAGTTTCATCTAAATTTGATACGTCAACAAGAATATTGTCATATTCTACTTTGATATTCCAAACAAAAATTTTATGCAGACCCCAATCTAAAGGTCCATGCTTTAATTTAAAGTGCTCAATTAATCTAGACGACTGATAGTAATAGGTATTGTTAACAATTGCCCCATCATAAATATCAGACTTTTGTACATTAGAATTTTCAACCGAATCAAGTTCAAATCCAACTGGTGCTCCGCCAGCGTCCGAACCCCACTCTGGAGTGTGCAAAAGCACACCATTAGACATAATACCGAGTGCTTTATTCTTTTGGAAAGTTCTATTTTGACCAAAAGGAACCTGTTTTCCTCCTCTGTAAATAAAGGTCTGGTCAAAATTTCTATCGAGGATTAAACCAGGACCACCTTGTCGCTCTTCAATAATATCTGCTGGTTTGGGATCGTTATCACTTCGAATTCTAAGTCTATCTACAAGATTTCCTTCCTCATCAACCTCAAATTCTCCAGTTGTGGATGAATTGGGATGATTTTGCCAAATCCTATTAATATCAAACGAATCAATAACACCAGCAGAATCTGTTGTTGGAATAATTTGTAGTCTTAAAGGATCATATCCACGTCCCCTTTCTAAAACTCTGACGTGAATGATTTTACCCGAATCATCATCAATAATCGGATATAGCAATGCCTCTTCTTCTGGAATGCCACATCCAGTAATTGTCAATCTTGGAGGGTCTGAAGAATCATACCCACTACCAGGATTAACAATACTTACAGCACGTACACCAAAAAATCTGTCGAAAATTGGCTTGATAACTGCGCCAGACCCAGGAACGATCCTTGCCATTTATTATTATTCCTCAGCTTACAACAATAATTGTTCCATTCATGGCAGCATGAATAGTGCATTGATAATAAAGTGTTGTTGGAGCATCCATTGGAACAGTCCAATAAAGAACTGATGTTCCATTTCCAGATTGACCTGCTGTGTATGGGTTACCAGCAAGACCAGTGGTCTCCTGAATCCTAAATGGGTGATTAGCACCGTTTGCACTATTGTCAAATGCGTAAGTGAATCCCCTATACACATAGATTGTTGGGTCATTAGCAGTATTGGGGAATCCAGGACCACTAAATGTAAAGTCTGTAGACCCATTAGCACCAAGTTCCCACCATGTTAAAGGACTTGCTGCTCTAATCCAATTTGTTCCATTATAAAATAAACTATCTCCCTGAGTAAGTCCACTTGTATCAGTATCTGTTAACCCCGCAAATGTAGATGTTACAGTACCACTAAAATCAATTGTTAAAACATCACCAGTGATGCTGGTTGTAATATTAGAACCACCTTCAATTGCTATTGAATCTGTAGAGGAATCTGCTGTTGTACTTCCAGTATCTGCAGTAATTGTGGTGAAGAGATTTAACTCAGTTAATCCAGACTGGTCATCAGCAGGAATCCATTTACTCTCAGCAGAACTCCACTTTAAAACTTGATTATTTAATGGAGCAGTAGAAGTCGTATCTACATCAGAAAGAGCATCAATACCAGAATACTCAGTCAATAGAGCGGCTCTTGTGTCGCCAACACCACCTGCAGTAATATTAATATTTACATATGGTCTGTCATCACCATCTACAGTAAAGAAATATCCAGGATAACTGGCAACAGATGGGGCATTACCAAGAGCAGCATACTGATTAGTGTAACTAATGCTAGTGGGAAAATCTACAGTGCCATTAGAACCATTAAAAACACTGGTAGTCCCGCCAGCGACAATGTTAACATTACCATTGCCATCTGGATCTAGCACAATATTCCCACTACTAGACGAAGTGATGTTATTACCATTTACATCCAGAGCAGTAGTCAATAGTCCGAAATCACTAGGAACAAAAGTCGTTCCATTATATTTTAGAACTTGATTACTGGCAGCATTACCCGTTGTGATTAGAAGGGTGCTACCATTACCAATAGTTGAGTAAATTTCGTCAAAGTTATCATTGACTTTACCACCACCAGTACGGAGGGTATCCCCCGTACTATCATTTGCTGCAGCACCTAATCCAATAGTTTGTTTAGCCATTTGTTGCTAGTTTTTTAGTTATTTATAGGACATGATGATTAATCATAAACAACCAGTTCTTCGCCATAGTCAGCGAGATTTGGTGGAGTCCAATCGTCTGGAACTTCGCTCTCGACAGTAATTGCCGCTTCTTGATATCCACTTCCAGGATTAGTAACTTCTACAACGTTAACACCAACAATTGCTCTAACTTGTGCGTCAAATCCACTAATAGAATCAACGCGAACAACAGGTCTGCTGGTATATCCAGAACCAGGTGCAGTCACAGCAACATTATCAATAAATCCAGTTCTCAAAACTGCCTGAGCGTCAGCGTTTTGACCAAAGACAGACCCAAGATAATCAAATGTAATCAGAGAATTGGAGGACTCAATAACAGCAACTTCACGGTCTTCAGTTTCACCCTGAATTGTAATAAAGTCTCCAGGTTCAATTGGAGGAACAACTTCAGCAGCGTCAACGTCAGCTTCAGAACCAACATAAGAGAAGGCAGCAAAACTAGAACCTACGCGAGGAATCTCAGAGAAGATAATTCTAGAACCAACAATCTCAAAACCAACTCCAGGTTCTTGAATAACACCATTGAGAGAAACAATAATATTATTTTCTGGTCTAATTGTGGACGATTGGACACCCTCAGTTAATGTCAGCGAATAGAAGACATCATCACGCTTAAGGTTAAAGGATTGACGTAAAGAGTCAAACTCAAAACTGATATCATCAAGTTGACGAAGTTTACCAATATAGAATCCAGTAAATGTGGACCCGATATCGGGTGGTTCTGCAAACTGAATCTTATCGGAGAATGCATTGTATGCATTTCCTGCACCAGGAGGTTGTAGAATACCATTGACAAAGATGAGCATGTGACCTGCGGGGTCAGGCAGATACGCGGTGCCATTGTTGATAGTAAGGTTAAATGTGGTTTGAGAACCATCAAATC